ACGGTGGGGGCGGGCCACTTCTGTGCCATGTCTGTGTCTCCTGTCTGTGCCTGCTCAGTGGATCAAGTGAGGCCCTGGCCGGCCGTCCTGCTCGCTGCCCCTCCCCGGTTCGTGCGCACTCCCCGGATCCTGATAGCAGCTCATTATCTGGCCGTTCTCCTGCTTCGCTCCCCAGCACCGTTCGGGCTCCACAAGCCTTCGTTCAGGGGTCGCCCTGCGTGGACTCTCAGCCTTACGCCTTCCCCCAAGTCGATCTGGGTCTGGCTGTGCCACTGGTCCAGGCAGGGTCGTGGTCGTTAGCCGTCAGGGCTGTTTCGACGCCGTACTCCGCGGGTGGGGGCACCTGACAGGTCCAGGGCCTCGCTTGATCCACTGTTCAGTTGTCTGCCCTCACGCTATGCGGGGGGCGCTGTCTTTGTCAACAGATCCGGGGGTGGTTCTGTTCCCTGGACAGACAGAGACCCGGCACGGTGAGCGGGAACTCAAGCCCGTGCCGGGCCCTTACCGGCTGCTGTCACGCAGCTTCCGGGTTCTGTCAGCCGACCCAGGGCGGGACCGGCGGGGCGCCCGCACCTGGTGGCGCCTGCTGGGCCTGCTGCGGCTGGCCAGGGGGCACCTGGCCGTTCGGCGGCGGTCCCTGCTGCTGCATCTGCTGCGGCTGCGGGCCGGGGGCCTGCGGGGGCGGCATCTGCTGCGGCGGGCCGGCCGGGTTCCAGGTCTGGCCCTGCTGGAACTCAGCCATGCCACCGGGCGGCCCCATAGCAGGCGCAGGGCCCTGGGGGGTCGGCTGGGGCACGCCAGGGGCAGCCGGGGTCGGGGCATAGCCGGGAGGGCCCTGCTGGCCGTAGCCGTCCTGGCCGGGCGGCAGGGGGTAGTTCCCCTGGCCCTGCGGCGGGCCCTGCTGGCCGTACACAGGCTGTGCAGGGCCCTGTGGACCGGGCTGGGGCTGCTGCCACTGGCCCTGCTGCGTGGGCGGTGGGCCCTGCTGCATGCCAGCCGGGGCCGGTGCCATCCCGCCGCCGCCGGCGCTGCGCGGCATGCGGATCCCGCGGATCTTGTAGTTGTCCCACTGGTCGTCGTAGACGACCTCGATGTCCACCTGGCGGGTGGTCATGATCTGGGCAACCATCGGGCCGAACACGTGCGAGCCGGGCCACTGGACGAAGAACGGCACCTCATCCTGCGGGCCGCCGAACTTCGGGCCCACCGGGATGCCGAACGCCCGCAGCTTGCGGAACAGGATGGCGGTGCCGTTCTTGTTCTCGGTGCCGTCGTTCTTGCGCAGGCTCATCGACAGCGTGGTGGTGATCGTCTTGCCCGCGTCCGGGCCGGCCAGGAACTGGAACTTGACCTTCCAGGCCTCTTTGTCGCCGGCCCTGGTGGTGCCGAACTCGGCCTCGCTGGCCTGCGCCAGCCACCAGCCCGCGGTGTAGGCCGCGCCCGTGGCGTCGGCCATGTCGTAGGCCGCCTGCCAGGGGTCGCCACCAGGCTGGCCGTAGCCGCCTCCCGGCGGGCCGTACTGCGGCGGGCCGCCCTGCTGGTAGCCCTGTGCCGGGTAGCCGGGCGGGCCCTGCTGCTGGTAGCCCTGCTGGCCACCGGGCGGGCCGTACTGCGGCTGCTGGCCGTAGCCAGGCTGTGCCGGCGGCTGGCCGTAGCCCTGCTGCGGCTGGCCCTGCCATGGCTGCTGAGGGGGGTATCCCATGTCTGTCACCTGCTCCTATCGTCTTGTCTCGATAACGCGCTGGACCATTCCTTCAACGGTCCAGCCTTGCACCATGCCGGGGTAGCCGAGCTGCATGTCCATCGGCAGCAGGCCCCACAGCCTGTTCCCGGTCTCGTGGCGCGGGCTCGGCCCGGACCACAGGTGCCTCGACCCGTCGGGCGCCGCTTCCAGCCACCCGGTCAGGTCAGGAATGTAGGGGACGAAGTCCGCTGTCTGCCCGAGCAGGTTGGGACGGTACCGGTTCTGCTTGTCGTCCCAGCGGGCCCCGGCGACGAACGTGACCGACCATACCGGCTTGACCGGGTTGGTGAGCAGGTCACGGTAGTCCCAGATCAGCTTGGTGATCTCGCGGAGCATCTGGCCCCAGTGGTCGCGCTCCATCTTGCGGTAGCCGGCCAGGTTGTCCATGATCCGCCGCTGGATGGTCGGCACTGAGTCCACGTCGATCGAGTTGAACGGGTGCCTGCCGGTCTGCAGCACCTGCAGCGTGGTGTGCAGGATCCGGTGGTCATGGACGAGCACCACGCACGAATCCCAGGTGCCGTCGGCGTAGGGCACGGTCTCCCGTGCCGGATCCCAGATGATCTTCCGGCTGGGGGTCCAGTTGGCGGCGGTCTCGACGTCGAGGATCAGCGTCGGCCGGGGCCCGGTGTCGGCGATCGACGACTTGCCCTGCTTCTGGAACCCGTAGACCAGCAGCGACAAGCCCTGCACCAGTCTTCGCAGCTGCTGCTGCTGGCCGTTCTGCTGCGCCGCGTAGGCGACAGCCTGAGACGTCTGGTAAGGGGTAACTGTCATCTGTCTCTATCGTCTCCCGTTGCCTGTGCTGACAGCTTACCGGCTGGCGAGCTGCTCCCGGATCGCATCGAGCGGGCCAGTCTCATACCTGGCGTATGCGTCCCCCCGAACGTACCGGCCGCTGCTGACAAGCTGGTCGGCCCAGTTGGTCCCCTGGTTCATCATCTGGCACAGACCGGAGCTGTGCGGGCACGACCACGAGCAGTCCCGCAGGATCCAGTTGGGCCGGCACGTGGTCTGCTGCAGCCAGTTGATCTGCTCGATCCGCCCGCCGCGGGCGTAGGCGTCTTCGAGCTGCTGCCGCGCGGTCAGGATCTCCCTGGCCGCCTGCTGGACGTTGGCCAGCGTGGCTGCCATCTGGTCGGGGGTGTGGGAGAACCGGGCCTTGCCGTAGTAGGGCGGCTTGGACTTGGGCGAGCGCTTCACCCGGCGCAGCGTGCGGATCTCCCCGCCGAGCACCAGCGGCATCCGGTCGTCGATCATCACCGGCTGGCCGAGCATCGGCGGTGGCTGCCCGGAGGCGAGCCACTGGATGAGCGAGTAGAACCGCATCTGCGGGTCTTCGCTGAGCTGGTCGTCGCGCTTGAAGTCGGCCGAGGTCTTGTCGTCGATGAAGTACAGCAGCCCGGTGTCCTGGTCGAGGGCGACCCGGTCCATCTTGGCCCGCAGGTCCACGTAGCCCTCGAAGCCGGGCAGCGGCACCCGCACCTGGGCCTCGGTCTGCACCACGGTCAGGCCGGCGTCCCAGCCTTCATCGGCGGCATGTTTCAGGTAGCCGTCGGCCATGATCCTGGCCAGCTCGTGCTCGGCGCGCAGGTCTTCCTCGGCGTCCGGGTACTCGGCGACCGCCACCCCGTAGAGGACGTCCAGCACGAAGCCGGGCTCGAAGTGGTACTCGGGCCGGGGGTCGTAGTGCGCCTCCATCGCGGCGGCCATGCGGATGCCGAGCATGCGCGGGCCCGTCGGGTTCTGCTCAGCGGGCAGGAACCCCCAGAACTGCTCGATCAGCCACTTGCGCCGGCACCGGTACCACTGGGCGATCTCAGACTGCGAGAGCCCGGTTGGCGCTGCTGTCATCGTCACTGTCGTCACCTGCTATCTCTCCGGGCTGGACGTCCATCATCCAGCGCAGCATGGCGGCATCGCGGACCACGTCCTGGTGCCGTTCTTCCTTGTCGAGCCCGAGCTGGTAGAGCCGGATCTCGACCGTGCCGGCGGTCAGCGAGTACACCTGCCGCAGCGGCGTGGGACGCCCGCGGCGGTCCCCGCGGCCGGTCTTCTGCTCGCGGCCGACGAAGCTCGGGTCGGGCTGCATCCAGAAGATCCCGTCGGCGCCGGGCAGGTCGATCGACTCGCCACCCGCGTTGTTGATGAAGATCACCCTGGCATCGCCCCGGTTGAACGCTTGCTGGGCGTCGTCTTTCTGCACGTAGTTCATGCCGCCGAGGATCTGGGTGAATGTGATGCCCACCTTGGTGAGCTGTTCCCCGGCCATCCGGGCCAGGTCGGGCGCGTTGACCGCGACGATCCACTGGCCGTCTTCCTCGCCGAGGAAGTCGAGCAGGTCGGCCACTTTCTGGCTGGGTGAGACCAGGTTGATCTTCGGCACGGTGAACCCGTACTTGTCTTCCCCGTCGGCGATCTCGATCATCGACGACGCGAGCTGGCACATCCGGGTGAACTTGACCGCCGTGTTGTCAGGCACCAGGTCGCAGTCGGCCAGCTCGGCGAGCCCCAGTTTCTGGATCTGCCGGTAGGCCTTCTCCTGGGCGGGTGTCATCGGCGGGTAACGGAACTCGGGCGCGGCCATCAGCGGGTCACCGGGACGGGCGATCTGCCGGTCCAGCCGGCTGAACATCGGCTCGGTCACGAGGCGGAAGCTGTCGGCGTAGGCCGGGTTGAGGCCGATGGTCACCTTGCCCTTGTTGGCATAGGCGAAGTCCTGTATCGCGTACAGGTCCATGTGCCGGCCCTTCACCGGGAAGCCGAGCGGGTCGATGGCGAACTGGATGGACCACAGGTCGCCCACGTCGTTGACGGTGAGCGTGCCGGTGGTCGGCCACACGTAGCGCGGCGCCGGCGGGTGCTTGCCTTTCACATCCGGGCCGGCGTGGTGGGCGAGCCACCAGACGGCGCGGGTCCACTGGGTGTCCGGGTTGGCCATCCGGTGCGCCTCGTCGGGGATCAGCACCTTGAACTCGATCTCGTTGAGCGCCTTCGGGCAGACGTGGCACTGGGTGGCGGTCTTGTGCATCTGGCCGCCGTGCATGTCGCACCTGGTGAACGCCTGGCCGGGGTAGGCCTCTAGCCGGCTGTGCTTGCCCACGTTCTGCCAGACGATGATCCCGACGTCGTACTCGCCGGCGGCGAGCGCTGCTATCGCATCAGACCGTTTCTTCGCCGACCCGGCGATGATCACGGTGCGCAGATCGGGTGCCCACGTGGCCAGCTTGCGCTGCCACGACAGCGGCGCTGAGTCTGGGCAGACCACCAGGGCGGGTGCCAGGTCGCCGCCTTCGTGCAGGATCCGCATCGACTGGATCAGCGGTGGCGTCTTGCCGTTGCCGCGTGGATCACCGTAGATCCAGTGCCCCCACCGCAGCAGGTAGCCGACCGCGGCGCGCTGCGGCCCGGACAGCTCGAAACCGGGAATGTCCATGCTGATCAGCTTCGAGCGCAGCGGCTCATCGGCGTCGAGGGCGGCGCGCATCCGGTACCGCTCGCGCACCTCGGTCCAGGCACAGTCGGCCCAGCCTTCCAGCTCGGGGTAGACGTGCAGCGGCTGGTGCTGCCAGATGGTCCGCATCGCCACGTAGCCGGCCCAGGACAGCGGGAACCGCCAGACGTCGTCCTTGCCGATCGTGCAGCCGGGGATCTGCTTACAGAGCCCCCACTCGTTGCGGTCGGCGCCGATCGCCACCACCGGAGGGTCGGTGCCCGGCTCGATGGATGCCCACGTGATCATTGCCGTATCACTCCCTGGTCGATGACGAGCCGCCAGCCGTGCGGTGGCAGGTCGGTGGCGATCCGCACCGGCAGGTCGATCCTGACGTCGGCCCCGTTGATCACGTCGGTGAAGCTGGGCACGACGTTGGCCTGCAGCGCGGCCATCGCGGCCGGGCCCACTTCCAGGTAGGTGCCCTCGTCGAGCGGCTCGCCGTTGTAGGACAGCCTGGTGTAGGCCCACTCAGCTGCCCGCACCATCATGCCGACGTCGGCCTGGCGCCGGGACCAGCCCTGGCACTGCACAGACCACGTGTGGTCGGGGTTCCAGTGCATGTGCGGGTCATGGATCTCGCGGGAGCGGCACTGCGGCTGGTACATCTCCATTACAGAGCCTCCCCGGCTGCCCGCAGGGTCTTGATCTGCTTCGTGGTCCGCTTGCGCTCGGGCGTCTTCTGCGCGGCGGTCAGCCGGTCGGCCTCGTCGAGCGCCTCGTCGATCCGGCGGTCGTTCTCGGCCTTGAAGTCGGCACGGGTCAGGTCCGGCTGGTAGAAGTCTTCCGGGCCGCCGTCGTAGTGCCACTTGCTGTCGATCACCACGCCACCGGGGCCAGACAGCTTCCAGCGGAGCCGGCCGCACGAGGGGCAGTAGACCCGGATGATCCGGGTGCCGTCGTGCGTCTTCGGGCCGGCCGAGATGCCGCGCGGCAGCCTGCCCTTGCGCATCTTGAGCTGCGGCCACGGGTGGTGGTCCCCGCGGCACGCCACCGTGTCGATCGAGAGGTGCCTGAGCCGCCTGAGCGCCCTGGCCCGTGCGGCGCTGCCGTCTATCGCGTGCAGTGCTGTCTTCGCCATGTCGATGTCCTAACCGTTGCCTGCCTCAGATGGTATGTGCAGCCTCCGACAAGATGGCCCGCTCGCGCGGGGGCAGGTTGCCCGTGCGGTGCAGGTACTTGTACATGTGGACCGCCGCCGACTGGGCGTCTTTCT